ACGATCCAGTATTGTCTGACCGTATTTCTTGACCAGCTGTTGCCAGCGACGACGGCTGATAACGAAGGTTGCCTGGTCACGAAGTTCTATGCCAAATTTACTAAGCAGTTCGCCCTCGCCTTCGAAGCCCTGGACGTTTTCCATGTAAACTTCTATGGGATAGGCGTTATCGTATTTGTTCAGAACATCTTCTTTGAGGATCTCATCCTGGTTGAATTTTGTTCTGGGAACATAATAGCATTCATGACCATAGATGCGCAAACTTTCAATGATCAGATCCTCATACAGGTTCTGCTCACTGCGACGCCCCATGGGCACGCCTGATTGAAAGTAATGGTTGACTGGCATCGTTTGGCTCTATGTTTTCTTTTCGATTCTGGTTTCTATCGACACTGGCTCTGCAAGGTGCTTTAATACATCTGTGGCACGTAAGGAGTGGAGCTAGTAATTAATTAAAGGGATGTTAGCCGACAAACATATCAGGAGGCAGCTCCCAGGTGTTACGTATCTCTTGCTCAATCTTATCAATTTCAGCAACGGCCTCATCAAAAATTCTTTGCCCATTTAGCACAACGCCACCAGGCAAGGCCATGCCTTCGAACTTCTTTAGATTGTCGCCCCACTGTCGTTTGATGAGTGCAGTAGCGTATCGTTTGAGCCACATGTCGTTATAGACGTCGGTATAGGTGCTGGGGTCTAATATGCGCCAGGCTTCGACTATGACAAAATCTCCAACGGCAAAATCCTGGCCCCAGTCTGCGTCTATGTATAGTCTGTTCATGTGACGGTTGAAACGCACAGGCTTGGTACCAACCAAAACGTCCTGTATGAGCTGAAGCTGGCCCTTGACCTGCTGGTAATAGATCAGATCCGTACTCATGATGCTATAAAGATCATTGATCAAAATCTGGTACCGAATATCAAAAATATTCATGCCACTGGTAGTTTTATTGCTGAACGGAAGTACGCGCTCAACACCAACCACGGCATCGCTCAGGGTAACATACTTGTCTGAAATATTGTTGGCTGTAATCTGATGCTGCAGGTATACCTTTTCAATGGCGTCATAGTGAAACTCACGATAAAACTGAAAGGCGTCGTCAATACGATCCTCGACCTGATCGTCATCAACGTTGATTTCGATTACAGGGTGTCCCAGTCTGCGTAGGCAGTAGTCTTTGAGTAATTCTCGGCTTGTTGGATAGCTCATTGAGCGCCTCGGTTGCGGTTACCTATTATTTATGGACTTACAATCCAGGCACTTCCCAGGGTGCCACGGGCCAGGTATAGTTCCAGGGCCAGCCATCCTGCAGTGGCATGTCACGCAACTGTTGTCGGTATGTTAGCCAGGCCTGACGACTTTCGTCTGTATGCGGATAATCTGGCATGACCAGGAAGTCAGTCATTTTCAGTTTGTGAAATCTCTGATTTCTGATATGTCCCTCGGCTACATCCTGAGACCAGGCCTTGATCTCAAAGCCTTTCCACCATTTGCCATCAGCTCTGAGGGTGGGCATGGCAGCGTCAATCTTGTACAGGGCAGGATCGACATGCCTGGGGAATTCTTCCTCCAGGACTTCAAAGATTCCGTGAGATGCCAAAAACTCAGCTGTCATGGGTTCAGGCAAGCTGGTATTTGGGTTTTCTTTTCTAAACATGTGGACGCTGTAGGGAAATTTTACAGCGACACCATTTTCTGTTTTTACAAGTAAGCTCATGATTCCTCCGTTACATTATATTTATCAGCCTACGGTAACTGTCTCTATGCCGTCTAGCTCAGGGCTGGTGGGCCAGCTTATGTCATAGGGCCAGCCTGGTAGGCTGCTGAGGTTACGCAGTTCCTGACGATAAGCAGCCCAGCGTTGACGGTCTTCCTCAGACAGACCATTGTCAGGTAGCTGAGTCCAGTCGCATTCTTTGAGCAAGCCATTACGTTTTCCGCGCTGGTTCTGTTCAGCCCATTCGGGCTTGACTTTGTCTATGGTGAACACCTGAGTCCAGACACCCTCGTACTTGACTGGCGGGTCCTGTCTGATGCTTCGTGTTCTGGTTTCCAGATGACTGGGAAAAGGAACTTCCCTGACTCGCATAACACCATGTGTAGCCAATACTTCGTCATCAATGATTTCGGGCCAGTCTCCTGGGTTGTCAATTTTGAAAGTTGCCTGGTGGTATGGAAATTTGACAATGTTGTCGTTTTCGTCTACTTTTACATATAGCGCCATGATCTTTATCCTATTACGTTGCTTTGAAAGCCCAGACAGCGGCTTGGTTTGCACCCATGATGAGCATTTTATCACCTAGCGGACTGAATACTACTTTACCTAGACTAGATTCACGCATGATCGCTGCCGATGGAGTCTGGCCATATAAAACTGCGTTGGTCTGTGGATCTGTGTACAGATAAAAATTCTGAGTACATTGACCAGTACTGGTTGGCAGATCCCAGGGGCTGGTACTAAAATCTACTTCCCAGACCTGGTCTGGGCTCAGTGGTGTAGAGAAATACATCCTGGTGCCGCTGTTGGCCCAGGTGAAATTATAGATGTCGCCCACACCAGCCAAAAGGTTGAAGTCTACACTGGTCTGTACCAATGATGCTGTGGTTACGTCCCAGGCCGTTGACAGGTCATAGGCGTATATGGGGTTGATGGTAGTACCATTCATGACATATAGTCTGGTACCGTCGGGCTTGAACGCTATACCATAGGGGTTGGTTGTCTGTGCATTGACCCTGAGATTGGCTTCAGAAGTGTAGGTATCCAGGTTCCAGGCTTCGGTCAGCCCTGTGCGCTGCATGACGTTGTCCTGTGTGGTTGCCACTGTATAGTAGCTTGTACCGTCTGGATGAATTCTGAAATCTGTGACTGTTGTTGGTCCCTGTGGTAACGTGCTGGTTGTTCGCACAAAACTGGCTGTATTTACCAGCCATGGCGTACTTAGGAAATAAGTAACGGCCCAGGCATTAGTTGAATCAAGCACATACATGTACTGCCCATCTGAGCTCACGTCAAAAATCTGTGGATTGGTTTGAATGTATCCAGGATCAGCGCGTTCACCCAGTACCTGATAACCTTCGCCGCTTCTGATATTTGCTTTGACGGTTGAATCAAAAACAAATGGCGTCGTGGCATTGAATTTTGTAATGAACCCAGTGTCACTCTGTAACCAGAAAACAGTACCATCGTTACTTACATTTAGGGCACGTGGTGTTACTGAAATATCGGCATAGGCTAAGGCGTCGTTCCAGTATTTTGGATACACATTGGTTGCAGTTATGGTGGTCACAGTTTCTATGTTACCTGCAGAGCCCAGATCTATTTGCCAGACTGTGGGCATGCTGGTATTGTTGACGCTGTACAGGTATATATTGCTAGCATCAGGTGATATTGCCAGTTTAGCATTGAAGCCGCTGGAATAGAACGGTGGAGTACTAACTCCGTTCACACCAGTCGTTGTGCCAGGGCCAGGGTTTCCTACATATAAACAACCTGGGCTGTACAAGGCATTACCAGGACCTACAATGGTACAGGCACCCATGTTTAGTGTTGATGAAAAGTCCCAGGCATTGGCCAGGGGTATACGCCAGATGCTATAATCGGCGCTGGACTGCCAGTACAATGCAGTGCCATCGGATTTCATGTTCAGACTCCAGCATCCCGAAGTCCCCGCTGAGCTATAGATACTGGGATGAATGACCTGATTATGCAACCTTAGGTTGGCTGGTGTTACGCTGTTCCAGTGAAAGTCCCAGGTGTTGGCCATCCAGTATTCTCGGGTACTTCCCGAAGAGGATGTGGCTGCACTACCCACCCATAAACGATCACCAGAGTCTTTGCCAACTATGCCGCCAACGTTTAGCTGGGTACCAAAGGTCATGTAATACCCAATGCCCTGTCTGGTATTTCCATAGTATGAAAATAACGGAGCATCTGCAGTACCAGCAGCTGCAACAACATAGGGTGTGTTTAGTTTATATCTATCAATGTACTGAAGTGAGCCTTGCATGATGAAAAAGTGCTCACCAGTACTATCAAAGCCCATGTCCTTGTGCGCTGTTCCAAGGATAGTACTGTTACCCCAGATGCTCTGATAGCTAGCAGTTGTAACATCCCAGGCCGTGCCCAGGTTATATCTGTTGACATCGTTACCCGAAGTTCCTGAAACATACATCTTGGTACCATCATCGCTTAGTATCACTGAGGTAGGTATGGTTTCCTGTGTACTGACCAGGAATGATGTAGCTGTACCACTGATGGAACTTATAGTCCAGGCTGTGCCCAGATCACGCTGCCAGACACGATCAGAAACATCGCCAGTATAGTAAACGCGGGTACCGTCATTCTTGAACCATAGACCCTTGGGGTTGCTTTCGTTGGCAGTAATACTAGCCGATGTAATGAATGTTGCAGTGGTTATGTCCCAGGCGACGCTCATGTCATACTGGTTGATGTCGTCGCCAGAATTGCCCATGAAATAAAAACTGGTGCCATCGGATTTCCAACGACAGCTGTGCGCGTTCAGGTCCTGAGCGCTGGTATTGAATCTATTGGTAAACCGTACCCAACCCATGGTATAAGGCAGACCTTTCTGCTCGAACTGAAAGACCCAGTCCAGTGTCGTGCCCTGAGTGAGCAACGTCATGCCACTATCGCCCCAGTGGAATCCCGTTGTTGTACTATCTCCACTTGCTGTTCCATCTGCAGCCGTGACATACAGTCTGGGGTATGTGTTTCGGCCCAGCCATTCTGCGGTAGTACCATCCCAGGCTGTGCTCATGCGATGAACCATGAATCGATCACCAGATTCGCCATTCTGGACACTGGCATGATGGCTTACTATGTACTCGCCATTGCTGGTAACCCAGAATGTTTGTGTATTACAGGCTCCAAAACTTCGGACTACCTGACTGTTCGCTCTGGTAAAGTTTCTTTCGGCTACCAGAGCATACTGAGCCAGGTTTGAATTTGTAAATGTCCAGCTTGCAATATTACCATTGGAATTACCAATGGTAATAAACTTGTTCAGTTCAGGATTTATGAAAGCCGCAGCGGTAGTAGTGTCTACTCTGTTGATGTCATGATTGGTTGGACTTGAAGTAGTACTGTGCTCAGTAATCAAATCAAAAGCACCTTCTTCACCGCAGGGAAGATCAACCATCATTAGCTGATCACGAACCTGGGTACGAGTCCAGTACCATTTACTACCAGCCATCCTGAACGTCCCTTTGTCAAGGGGCTGTTCGGTTAGCGTACCATCGAATTGAAACTGTGGAAATGTATGACGCCCATCGAATCTAATATTTGCAACTTCATGAGGAGTAGTTGCGGTATAGCTGAAAATTCTGCGTCC